ACTATCCAGCACCCCGTATCTCATTGTACCATCACGTGCTTCTGCGTCAAGTATTAAGTCTGCTAGATCAGAAGCTGTTACTTTAGAGACATACATCTCACGGTATACAATTACTTGTTCATCAGGGGCTACAGTAAACCAGAGAACACCAGTGTAACTACCATAACCATAATCACAAGCCCTAAACTTTGCCCAAGAGTCAGGGATCTCGAATGAGTCCACGACATGTATTTTTCTGTCAAACTCTGGAAAAGCTGCACCCTCATTAATATCCCAGTTACCTTCAAGTAGCTGCTTACGCTGATGCTCTGGAAGAGAGAGAAGCATTGCTTCATAGTCTCCAGAGTCAGATAAGTACGGATTGTCGAATAGAGAGGCGGGAATGAAACGGCGCTTAAATAGAGGCTTACCCTCTTTACTGTGGCCCTTGGGGAAGGTAATCGTTTCACTTGTTTCAATATTAGTTGCCCAGAACGGTTTACCTGCTCTTTCAGGGTCAATAAACATTTTTTTAACCCAAGCATGTCCATTTCCTCCAGGGTTTGTTGTTGCTCTCATGTAGAGTCCAAGATCAGATGCGTGTGCAGATCTCAAGCGACTCCTCATATAATCCCAAGCATAAGGTGTATTCCATTGAGTAAGCTCATCGAATCCAATCCAGTTAAAAGCTTGACCTTGATAACGTGTGACATCTGTATCCTTATCCAAGTATGACATCCAGAGGCGACCACCTCTAGGTGAGATCCACTGTGATTTTCTTTCTGACCACTTAATGCCAGGTACAGCACGAGGGTATAGCTCCTGTGACTTCTGTATTAGTTCCCTTAGTTCTTCTGTTGTGTGACGTACAAGTAGGCCACTAAAGTTAGGATCATTTAAACCGTGTAGGGGATCAGCAAGCATAGCGTAGGATTTCCCACCACCAGCTGCGCCGCCGTAAAGAACCTCACGTTCTGATGCACTAAGGAAGTGAGTCTGAGGTCCAGGATTGGGCTTGAATACTACATTCTGAGCTTCTTCTACATTATACTCAGGTGCTTTTACTTCAGCAGGAATAGATCTAACAACTGTTTCAGGTGTCTTTTCCAATATCTGAGTAGGCTCCGACTCCTTGGGTTTCGAGCTTTTCAATTTCCTCAAGGGTTTCTTCGAGCCACTTGGCAAGCTTGCGCTTAATTGCAGCTGCTTTTCTACGTTTTTGCTCAACTTCAACTCTTTTCTTTAGGCCCATATGCGAAATATGTCTGCCCGTTTCTTTACTTATCCAGTGTGATACCGCACGGTAACTATACTGCTTAAGGTGTCGCTTTGCAAGTTCTAACGCTTCAAGTTCAATTTCTACAGGCACAAGTAGCTTTGGGTTGTCTGGGTGTTCAGCATACCCAAAGGGTATCTTCTTAGTTACCCTTGCTATGATGTGCCAATCTTTACTATGTTTGCTAACGGGCTTAGGTAACTGCCAAAACCCTAGATCTCTTTTAGGTATTATTCGTTTGAACCTTCTTTTGGTGGCAGATAGAATATACCTCCACCTGACGTTACGTCTACTTTGTCTACTTTACCAAGACCTGCACGATCAAGCAAGTCTTTTGCTGCTACCATCTTCTCTTTAATGCCTAACTCAGTAGGGTCATATAAAGCACCTACCATAGCCATAGCAGCTTTAGGTGCGGTACGTGCAAAGTATGTACGTGTCTTCTCACCAATCTCATCTTTCAGTGACTCTACAATAGCTGCTGTGCTGGAAGCAGGGGCATAACCTGCAAGCTTCTTAGCTGCTACTACATCTCCACCAGCGTCATCAAAGAGTACCTCTAAGAATCGCTGTTGCTGTTCTGTTAATGCCCTAGCCATATTTAATCCTTACCACTTGCCTTGTTTTAGTCCTGTGAAGTATAACACAACTATTAGTAAACCTACACCTGCAGCTAAACAAAAAGCAACTATCACACCATTTATACAGTTATCTATAAATTCTTGTTTCTTGTAGGCTTCTTCCTTACGGATACGCCTCATACTTGCCTCAATACTTAGTACCTCTTCCCAAGCAGAGGGTCCGTAAGTCCATGATATATGGTCTTTTATTTCCTTACGCATCTGCTCCATTTTCTTTTTCTGGGCAAATATCTCAATAGCGTTTGCACTATTATCGCTCATCATCTTGTAAAAGGGAGGGTTCTTAGATTTATCCTCTGCGTACTGGAAGTCACTAAAAGCACTTCCCCATTTAGCTAAAGTCCCACTCATCTCTTGGATATCTTTTCCAGCACTAATACCTTGTTTTAAGATATTAAAAGCTGAAGTTGCAAGACCAACAGCTGTAACAGGATCTATCATTTTACCTTGCCATATCTCTATGGTCACGATTGATGTAACGTAGCTCACTCTCCATAACAGCTATTCGTTGTTTTAGCTTATTGATTTCACCAATAGCTAAAGTCATAGACGCAAGCTCATCCCATAGCTCTTCTATGTCATCCCACACGTACTGTATCTCTACGCCATTGCCTTCAACATCACGCTTAAGATTAATGTTGTCCTCAATAGCCATACGTGAGCCAAGCTGACTAACAGTCTCTTCTAGGTTAGAGATGGTAGACGCCTGTTGAGACACCCACCATACACCACCTGCAAGCTGAACAGCCATAGCAAGTACAAGAGCTATGGGTAGTTTTATGTTTTCCACAGTAGTTCTCCTACCTACTTGAAGCTTTCTGATACAACATTGCGTATGTCTCCACGTGCTATACCGATATCATGTAACTCTTTGTCTGACATATTAGTTAGAATCCAGTAGTCAGCACGAGCTTGTTGTGACTTTTGTAGGCTTGCCAAGAAGTCTTTGAATGTTTTGATAATAAGTGCGTACATTGTATTTTCCTATGTTATGTCCAGCACTATTGCTAGACGTTCATAGTTATACATATATTAGCGCTATTTACCTCTACTAAGTTTGCATACCCGCTATTCGTTATGTGCCAGAGAAGGTCTCTGTAACAGTTAAGATAGTGTCTACATGAGCAGCTGTAGCAGGCGTTACTTGTATCTTATCACCAGGTGCCAATACAATCTCAATGTCTGAGAACGTGATATACTCACCTGCACCAAGGTTTTTACCCTCTAAGAAATGTGATGTATATGTATTTGCTGCTACGTACCACTCAATCTCAATGTCTGTATTACCTGTACTATTGTGAACGTGTAAATAACTAATCTCAGCAACACAGTTAGGAGGACATGTGTACACATCCTCTGTAGTAGTACCATCATTATGCCCATAGACAGAACGCCTACGAGCAGGCCTACCTGGATGATTGAGTGTAACTGTCATTACTCGTCAACCCACGCTTCATTCTCTGGTGTGTTAGGGTCATCCTTAACGAAGTGACCTTTAGCTGTACGAGCGCGTTTCTTGCCTGCAGGGGCTTTAGACTTCTTAGGCTTAACAGCAGCAATGTCAGCTGCCTCGCATATATAATTTACGTTAGTGTCTTTACTCTGTACATTACCGTAGTTGTCTTCACCAGCAGACTGGTTACCCATGGAGTCCCACACGTAGCCATGCTCATCTACACGATACCCCTTAGCTTCTAAGGCATCTTTGTATTTATGGTAGTATTTCATTACTTACCCTTTTTCATAGGACGTGCTGCGGGGTTGGATGCACCACAAGCTAAGCCACCATGTTTGTAGCCCATCTTCTTAGTCATTCCACCATAGCTGTAACCCATCTTCTTAGCTACTTCTGGCGCTTCTTTCTTTAGAGCCTTCATACCTTTGTTCATCATTCCACCCTCGTTCATATTAGTGTGATAACCTTTACCGCCGCAATGTGAGCAGCCTTTACCCTTACATTTAGGACATACTTTATTCATGTTCTCTTTCTCCCTGATGCTGTAGTAGACCAATTAACTCTTTTAGGTCCGGTCTTCTTAGCAGCCTCTCTCTTACTTATCTTACTAGCTACTGCCTTTGGCCTACAGGCTGGGTAGGATCTACCGTCACCCTTTTGTCTACCGCACTCTTTACCTGTCTTAACGTCTGTCCACTCTTCACCAAACCATTTACCTAGGCCACCCTTAGAATAACCACGAGTGCTAAGAAGAACGTGCTGACTACGTGACCTTGTTTTTCTTACTGCCACTGTATTTACCTCCACGTGCTTTATATGTCTTGGTAAGCCAAGCAGACGCATAAGCGCTGGGCCATACGTCAAACTTTTTCTTAGCTTCTGCCTTAACACGGTTATACAACTTCGTGTTAGTTGGTTTAGGTGCTGCCATTACCACTTTACCTTATCTGCCCAGTAAGCTGCTGAGAGCTTACCCTTCTTGATATTCTTAGCGTGTCGAGCTTTAAAGCTTGCACGTTTCTTCTTCATGCGATCAGATTCACCCGCTTTAGGCTTACCTGCTGTGGATGCTCCCTGTTCACCAAAGCGGATGAGCTTAATGGTGTCACCTTCCTTGGCAAGTACAGCGTGGGACTTAGTGGGATGCTTTGGTGTACGCTTGGGTTTATTGTAGCCTTCAAACTTCTCACCTCTATACTCTACAGCCATTACGCCTTACCTGCCCTACTGTTACGAGGGAAACTACGGTTTTTAGCTTTTGTAGTTACTGCTAGGTTAGAACGCTTGTTATTATTAGGATTACCATCTCTATGGTGTACGTCCTTGCCATCACCCTTCTTAACAGAACCGCCCTTAGCTAGGGTAGCACGAGCAGAGTTACGAGAAGCACGTTTCTTTACTTGTGCAGGCTTACCCTGGTATTTAGCATATTCTTTTTTGTAGTCTCTAGCCATAGCTTCGCTCTCTGTCAGGGTCTAGCACATCTTTACGGTCTAACATACCTTCAAGATACATCATACGCTCTACATAATCTAGTGTTAACTTCCTATCAGGGAATACATCACGTAGATGTGCTCTTACGTAGAATACATCACTACGAGGGATATGGATACGACTTATTCTACTTGAGTTATTATCTACTAATGCAGAGTAAAACTCTTCAAGTATGTTATCTGATGCGTATAGTTGTACTCGTCTACTAGTCATTGTCAATACTTTTATTAGGAAAGATTGGTACGTGTCGCAAACTACGTGTTAGGAGAGAGGAGACATGAGGAGAGTGAACACATATTGTTTGTTACACGTACCATAGTAGCAACACTTATGTTTATACAAGTTTATTTGTGTTACTTACAATTAGTGTACACATATAAAAGAAGTATGTCAACACTATAGTTAAACTATATAGTTAAACTCTTCCTATGTCCACTATCTTATTTGTAACACTCTCTTATATAGTTTAACTATTTATTATTTATTACTTGATTAATGTAAAACATATAAAGTTAAACTCTGTCTGCTCCTGCTCCGCAGTTATACTCATGGAAACACCCTGGTCAACCCCTAAAATGAGTATGTATTAAAGAAAGTTACGTTACCTTAGCATTATTATCTAGTATGTGACATATATGTACCACTATGTGTACAACCTAGGGTCTAATACACCCAAAGCTAAAAATCCCGTGTGTGTATTTATGTATATATACGTACCACTACACCCCCCGTGGCCCTCGCACACCCCCCTTTTGACTAGGCGAATACTACTATCATGCAAAAACAGTATGTTTTATGTACCTAAGTGGTTGATTTGTAGTGTTTTATATACTGATATATTATCAATAACTTACGTACAGGGTGAAATTTTAGGGCTTTTCTTCATTCTGTGTTGTGATCACAAAAGCCGTGTATAAAATGCATATCCCCCATTAGTGTGATCACAAATATGCCACCCCTCTACTTATGTGATCACAAACTATTATGTGCATATCGTTTGGTATATCTTTTTTGTGCTATTATATAGTACAACAAAATGCTGATGCTTAAATGTTGCACAAAAGACACGTTCTTAGGTTTGTGGAGATTAAATATATTTTTAGTTTTACATCCGATTAAACTTCAGTTCTATTGATTGCACAGAGTAACACACAACAAGAAAGAAAACATCATGACCAATTATGTTAGAAACATCCTTAAGACATACCGCATTGCAACAGTGGAAGATGTTGCGGACGGTGTTGAATGGTACGACAGAGCCAAGCGAATGGCGGCATGGGTAAGCCTGACAACTGGTGTTGATGAAAAATCAGTGATTGGCGTATTTGCTGGACTATCTCCGAATAATCGTTGGGAGCGCAATTGCAAGGATGGTTTGCGTATGTGTCAGGCATGGGTGAACGGTGAGACTTTGGAAGATTTTAAGGTATCATGTTACAATAAAATGAAGCAAAAAGCATGGTCAATTTTAGAGGATAACTTGACAGATGATGATGCTATTCTTACCCGCCTAAACGGCCAGAAGATCCGCTCTTTCTATTCCAATATTCGTGGGCTTGATGAAGTTACAATCGACGGTCACGCTCTTAATATTGCTCGTGGTAAGCGTGAAGGTCTGACATCTGACAAAACTAACATGGGTAAGAAGCAATATCGTGAATTGCAAGCCGCCTATGTCACAGCCGCCAAGCGCATCAAGGTAAAGCCTAGCGAATTGCAGGCTATCACTTGGACTACGTGGAAGCGCATCCACAACATATAGGGACTAGTGACATGATGGCAACACTTTTAATCTTTGCCCTAAGCTTGGGCTTTTCAATCGCTGGGGCTGCGTTTATGTATATCCCACTAGCTGACACAAAAGAGGAACTATGACAATGCAAACCATTATGACAAAATACCTTGGCCCTACTGACACCAAAGCACCACGGGTCAAGGCTATGACATCCAGTGGTCACAGAGGTTCAACCTACACTATAGATTGGGATGACAGCCTTGACGTAGAGGGCAACCATACTGACGCAGCACA